CTTGATCAATAAGGACGGGGGATATCCATTGACTCTGTGCGATAGTTAAAAGCAAATCAATAACAGAATCAAAAGTAAGATTAGTACGCTGTCGATTTGAGCGATCTATCCTAATGTCCGCAGTCGGGACTTGTACAATACGATTTGAAAACATAAGAGATCCAATGGTGGTGGGCCTTCCGTGGCCTCAGAGTTAGAAGCAGCTTCGCTTATGCTTGGGTAGTTCCAGCAACGACAAAGTTAGGCTGACGAGTTGGGTCTTGGTTAGGCTCATACTCGAAGTTAACCATAAACTTCCGGTCAACAGTTTTCTCCGCCAGGGTTGCAATGTCATCGTCCTGGCAACCGGAGAGGCCAAGAATATCAACCACGAAGCCAGACTCGACACCGTCTTCGTTTTTGTAGAAGCGCCATGCGTGTCTGTCCAAAATGCCAATGGCTTCTTCGTGCTCAGCATCAGTTTCCAACAAGGGGTAGTTGAGTTCGGAAACCGCAGCCATCTTACCCGTACCGCCTTTAGGGGTGTAAGCAAATTCGTGTACACGAGCTGTCCAATCACCGTACTTGTCGAGAGCAGCTTGCATCTCTTCCTGGAGTTCAGGATTAGCGCTATCGTCTGCTTCGACGCAAGAAAGACAACGGACTTTTGGAACGTAAGCCAGGCCATGAGTTCCTGAAGTCTTCCAGGAGAAAGGGTACATTTCGTAAGACTCGATTACGACAATGAAATTACCTGCGGGGAATTTTGGTGGGGATTTGAAGGAGGATACACTCGTTTTTAGTAGATCTTTTACACTAGACATGGTTATTACCTATAGGTTTGCAGGGTTAGAGAAAAACGTATGTACGTTTGGCCCTGCGCCATTCGTACATACAATAAACTGTATTGTATTAAGAGGCTTTCTGCCCTGAGCGTAGGGCGAAGTAGTCAGCCATACCGGATTCAATCGGATAGCGAGGCTTACACCTCCCATAAAAAGGAGTCTTTGTGACGACACCTACACGAGGCTCAGTGTATATCCAACGGCGAGTGGCCGAACCTTTACCCTCGGAGGTGGCCAGGAGTAGGTGATTGAATCGAGCAGGTAGTTTCATCCGCCCTGCCTTACCGATAGATATGGGAACCATCAGGGTGTCGACTAAGTCCTGTATGGGTTGCCCCTTGTCATCGAGTTGGTCAGTGGCCTTGTAGAGTTCGAGTGGGTCTTGGTGCGCACAGACTATAGAATGAGTGGGTAGATCAGCACACGTTACCATTAGAGTTTCAGCCAGCTGTTGGGGGACTTGATAGTCCTGCCATGTAAGAGCCTGGTTAAGTTTGTTGTTAAGGGATTGGGAGTAATTGACGATAGCACGGGCTGCGTAAGTGAACGAGTCTACAATCAGGATGGTTCTGTCACTGAATGAGGGTTCCCATTTCTCTAGTTGCTTAACAGCATTTTGCCATGCACGAGCAGAGGTGATACCCATTTTCTTGACTGTCTTTTTATTCTCAAAGGCCGAAATGATAGACGAGGGCTCAACACAAGAGACGATATCATTGTTCTCGGTTAAGGCTATGTCATGCTGCTTTTGGGTGATCTGTTTCTCGAACAGAAGTCTGGATAGGACAGCACGGACTACCTCTTCGGCCTTGCCATCGAAGTCGAGCCAACGGAGTTCATATCCCTCGCTGGAGTGGTAGCCAGGGATAGACAGGGGCACGAGAGCGGAGGACTTACCTTCGCCAGAGTACCCCATGAAAAGCATTTTAATGAAAGAGGCAGTTGGTGTGGTGGATAGTTTGGGCATTAGGGTGTTCCTTTAAGTTATAAGGTATGGTACGCATTAGACGGTTGGTAGTATATCATATTTTTATCGTATTGTCAATGGGCTGACGGAAATAAGTACGGCAGCTCAAGCCCCCTTTTCATCTACACACAGAAGTTCAGCTACGTATGCGGGAGCAGGGTGTGATTTTTTAATGTGCATAGTTATCTCGAGCGCAATGGATCCCAAGTTCTCTTCATGAAATGCCCATTAAGATAGGCCTCACGTCGAGCAGGGGGTTTATTGCAAATGTCGCGGAAATGGCAGCCTGCGTATTTGGAGCAGCTCTCTTCGTTAGCAGGGAAGTATCCCGTTTCGCAACTGGTCATTGCTTGAGATATCCAATACTCCAGCCCTACGATATACTCGTTGATCTCTTCCGGAGAGAAAGGGATAACAGCACGGTTGTAGCGGTTGAAGTTAACACCAACCTGAATTCCGTCGAGGAGGATGCCGTCAGTCGAGGCTAGTTCTTGTGTTTCGGCTGCAATGATATGGGCAGCAGTAACGTATATGGGGAATTGAGTTACAGGCTTGAAGTTAGCAAAGAACTTCTGGTCGAGTTGGTACTTGGAGGTTTTGTAATCAGCTGCAAGTACGCGCCCGTTCCACTTACAGAACCTGTCAATATGGCCACAGAGGTAGACGTCGAGAGGGCCGTTTGAACCTTTCCACTCGAACAGGGGCAGGGTGAACGAATATTCTACGGCGGCTTTACCTGAGGAAAGGATTACGGTTTCGGCTGGATCGTTCCAGAACTGATCCAGATACCAGACCACGGCTCGAACAAGTTGCTCTTTGCGGCGAGCAGTATCGCCAGAGGGGAGATGTTCACCCAAAAGGCCTGCAAGTTTAACGCAGCGGAGGAGGGCGACTTCCTTTTCCATACCAAGGGCTAGGAGTTGATGCCATGTCTGGAACACGAGATGGATTGCGATGCCGTAGGCGAGGGCAGGTGGCATGAGTTTAAAGTTCCAACCGACTACCATTTCGTAATAGTATTTACGTGGGCAGGTTTTGTATGTTCCGAGAGACGTGCTGTCCCAAGCGAACTGGATACCGTCCTTGAATGAACTGTTCGGGCCAGAGGACTCATGGCGGACGAGTGGAATCAGGGGGAAGGAACTCGTTTCAGGATTAGCATCGAGAACTGTATCTTCGACTACGTTGTAATGGGAGGTGGAAGGAGAATGGGAAGTCATAGCTTTAGCCCTGCCAAGCTTAATCCCTTGGGTTTTTTCGCGGCCTTCGTAGTGCTTACTTGTTTACTTGTTACACGCTTGCGGGAGCCGGTAGACTGTTCTACGTTCCATCTCTCCCGTTGATTGCGAAGGGATTCGACAAGGGCTAAGCGATCAGTAGGACTCCATTCAGCAGCAGCGGTAGAAAGCAGATCGTTAAGAGTTTGCGTGTACTCAGGAATGGGAGTGGGAGTAGGAGTCTCAGTGGATTCGGGCATGTTTTTTCTCCATCATTGCAGTTTGGATAATAATTTGCTCTTGGATGATGCCCTCTAAAAAGCAGGTAACTTCGATAGAAGGCGAACCGTAACTTGCTATCAGCTTATCTAATTCAGATACCTGCTTGCTGGTTAATTGGATTGTTTCAAAATCCTCAAGGGCGTCCATCTTTATTACCGAATGTCTTTAACACGATATTTTCGGCCTCTAACAAGTCTTGAGATGATGCTGTACGCCCAGCCTTCATCTGGTCATCACAATAGTTACCAAAGGATAAGAGTACTTGGCGAATTGCATCACTCCCGCGAATGCCCGAAGGAGACATACGAAAGAACTCGAGAATACTGTTGTACGATGGAATGTGTAGTCGCACAGTCCGAGGCGCTACTTCCTGCATTGCTTTACGGGACATGAGGGATTCCTATTAGGTTGCGGAAGGACGCTGAGCTGGAGCGGGTACAGGAAGAAGCAGCCACTCGCCGAATTCTGAGCCTGCAATAAGCACGCGAGATAATGATGTAAGGCAAGCAATACTACCATTGAAGGGTACGACTTGCATAATTACTTCGTGAGGCTGCAGCTCAGTAATTTTTTCCATTACAGGCAGTGTGGGAGTGGGCATAATTTATTACCTTTAATTAGGGGGAAGAAAAGGGAGGAGATAATCTCCTCCCTTTTTAACGAGACTTTAAGTGTTAGGAGTTATGAGTTATGCAGCTTCGTCAGCGGTGTCGTCAACTGTATCAACTGCATCACCCAGCGAGATATCGGCCAGTTTATTTTCAGTCGCCTGCTCAGAAGCGCGAACACGCTCTTCTTCAGCTTTAGCTTCTTCCATTAAAGTAGCACGTAGATCGATAAACGCATCTTTTTCTGCCCAGGGGCCTTTACCATCGACCAACTGCTGCACTTCAGTTTCGAAAGTTTCGAAACCGATCTGGTTGTCACCTGCTTCAGTGCCCCGCTTTGCAACAGTGACAGGAGCAGCCATGTCCTGATAACCACTGGCTTTGATAAGCTTGCGGATAAAAGCACCTGAAAGGCGAGCCATGATCTTGTCCAGGAGTGTGCCGAAAGCAGCAGAGCTTGCACGGATACCGGTAAAATTGTAAGCCAGGTATAAAGTATCCATATCTTCTTGACTAGGCAGGTCGACGTTGTCTTTATCAGCTTTTTTAGCACGACTTGCCATGCTATTGCCTAAGTTTTCGGCCAGAACTTGATTCATTTGGTTAGCCATGCCAGCAGCATCTGCACCAGTTTCTTCAGCAGCATCAACAAACATGCCGGGGGTGAATGGGGTAGGAATGCTGAAGCTGAAGTCAGGAGAGCCAGCTTTGGCATACAGAGCTTCTTGGATAGTACGAGAGCGAGTAGGGGTATTTTCGTTACGGTTCATAGGATACGTCCTTAAGGGGGTTAATAAAACAACAATCATTATTGGTTGTTGCGAATTGGTATGGTAACATATGTATAACAAATTGTCAACATGCTGCCGGATATAATTCTATATTATGTGAATTTCGATGGATTCTTCATCGGCATCCCAGCTTTAGCTATTTGTTCGTCTGTTGGGCCACGGAGGTGGCTGTCGGGACGCATATCTATATCGACGATAAGCAGCTCTTCGCCGACGTTAGCAGCATGGACAGCAATGGGAGGTGTAGAATCTTCGATAAATACGTGATTCATTATCTCGGGGTGTTTCTTCTGCATACGAGCTAAACGCTGCCGTGCCTGATTAGAGGACGCACCGTTGAGTGTGATGCGAGATTCTGTAGCTACGCACATGATAAGCTGCCACGCAAGATTGATGTGAGGGGTTGGGAGGTTGGTGGCGAGTAAGCCCTGTGGATTTGACTCGACCCACAAGCAGGAGTACATGCCTACGCCGTAGAGAGGCTCGCCGGGTTGGTAGATTAAAAGGGATTCAATGGCTGTGTCGTAACGGAGGCCACGAATCATACGAGAAAGGTATTCAGCGCGTTGAGGAGTGCAGCAGTGAAGAACCCCCTTTCCAGGAGCAAGGGCTAAAGCCTTGTCGAGGATTGGATAGATTTCCTGCTCTTGTTGTGGAGTTAAGGGCATGAGGGTGCTCCCATAGCTTCGAGTTGGAGGAGGTTGCGGTAAGCTGGTGATGCGCGATCCTCTTTAATTAAAGTGTCGTGGGTTTTGCAGAACTCACGCACGGCTCGTTTAACCTGGCCGACTTCAGCACCCTTGGGGGAGAGGGGGTAGAAGAAATTGCCCTGGTAGTAGTAGACGAGGCCTTTGATTAGGATGACTTGTTCGGTGGATAAGGTCATTGTGTTCTCCGCTTTAGTTCTTCCCAAAGTAAATGATCTATCTCGCCTATGGTTAGAAAAGGGCCACTGCCCTCATGGCTACAGCCACAAAAACCTCTAGTGCTATTTTGTAAGCGAGTTAGGTAAGCATCTGCTCGGATTTTAGTTTGCAATGCTTTCTTTATTGCTTTTTTTCGTTTCCACTCTTTAAACATTAGAAGGTGCTCCGTTTGGGTTATCGTCTTTCAGCACAACACTGGATTTGTTTGTTACCCAATGAAGGGAAACAGGGATAAGCTCTTGGGTGAGAATGTTGAAGTTCATACCTAACTCCTTTCGGTACTTGCCGAGGATAGCAGTGATGACTTCGTTAGGGGTGAGGTGAAGGCGAGCTTTGAGTTGGAGGGAGTTCTTTTTAGCAAGGTCAGTATTCTT